TTCAGGCAGTTTTATGTCAGGCACTTATGGAATTAATTTAGATTTAGATGGTATAGGTAAAGATGGGCCTGTTACATCTGGCAATGAATTACCAAGTACATCTCCCATTAATGGTTGTATTTCTTTTAATACTTTATCCATAATTTTTTTCTGAAACTGGGGTGACTGTACATACTTGTATGCATACACGCCTGTACCAATGATGCCAAGACTAAGCAAAGCAGATAAGATTGTAACAGCGTCTAAAATTTTCCTCATGGTTAAATTGTTAATAGTAAAAACACTTGCATTTTCTAGTGTTCTCTGTTTGTTATTAATTTTAACCTTGTCTCCTTTATATGTCATTACTGGTTTAATGACACGGCAAATGCACGAAAAAGTTAAGTAGTTTGTTTTGGTGCAGGTGTTGCAGGTTGATCAACTGTTGTTTTTCTGTCGTTTAGAATTGCTTGTATTTCAGTAAACCTATGCTTCATTTTATTTACAACTTCT